TAATGGAGCGTATCCTGTGGCAACCATCTCAATTGTCTTAGATAAAGGATATGAAAAAACGGGATGTGCTGAAAGTAACATCCCGAAACCAAACATCACACTACCGAGGAGGAGGATCTTCTTTATCGACATTATTAAAAAACTGGGTCATTTTTCGACCTACCCAAACGTACATTACGATAAGAACAATAATGTACAATCCGATAAGTGTGCCGATAACTGTCAACAACCAAAATATCCACATAGGTAGATATATTGTCATATCAGACACCTGTACTTCCAAAACCACCCGCACCTCTATCAGTATCCGTGAGGGAATTTACATACTCATTAAGCGCATGAACTACTGGAACCACAACGGCTTGGGCGATTCTGTCACCATGCTCAATAATAATGTCTGGATCAGTTATCCAACCCGCATGTTCAATCAATACCTTTATTTCACCGCGGTAATCAGAATCAATAGTGCCTGGGGCGTTTGGAATCCTTAGTTTTGTAGTAAATGACAGTCCTGATCTTGGGCGTATTTGCATTTCACAGCCTTCAGGTATTTCTACTGCAAGTCCTGTGGGAATAGCTTTAACCTGCCCAGGTTTTATCGTCATACTCCCGTCAGGATACATGAAAGGATCTGATAGACATGCTTTTAGATCCATCCCGCTTGCTCCTACAGACATATACTTAGGTGCAGTAGCTTCAGGGTCAAGCAGTTTCCACTTCAGGATAACAGTCATTATACTCCTCCTTATCGAATCTGGAATGTTTTTGTAAATCCGTTTCTACTTTTGCACCATCCTACTAGCCAATAACAAAATGGTGTATCAATCAATGCGAGCAATATTTTAACAACCCACTGGCTCATTATCATGGAAAATAAAACAGGCATGGGCATAATTCCATAAAATGCAATAACGATAAAGATTACCGTATCGAAAAACTGGCTAGATATGGTACCTACGTTATTTCTAAGCCACAAATGTTTTCCATGTGTTAAATCCTTTAGCTTATGAAATACCCATACATCATTCAGCTGGCTAACAATATAGGCAGTCAATGAAGCTCCAGTAATCCTACCAACTCTTCCAAATAGTTCTGTAAAGAATTCCTGCCTCTCATAGAAAGGAGCGGCGGGAAGCACTACAGCGATAAACCCTAGTGCCATAGCAAACAGACTACAAAAGAATCCTGCCCATACAACCCTTGTCACTACTTTCTTACCCCATATCTCTCCAATCACATCAGTCATAAGAAAAGTAATTGGGTATGCGATAACACCTGCTGGTAGAATGAAATCTCCAAACATAAACAGTTTTGTTGCCAATACGTTTGCAGTTACCAACGAGGTTACAAATACGGCAACCAGTGTAATGAATGTTCTTGGAATCTTGAGTTCCATGCTGATAGTCCTCCCTTAGATTAAGGTACTTCGTCTTTTTCTGTTCTGTATCTGAAATACTTTATCAGCCGATTCAATCAAGGCGTCAGAATGCGTAATCATTATGATTTGCAACCCTAACTTGTCTGATACCTGTTTTAGCATCTCACTTGCTTTAGGTAGCAATCCTTCAGAAAGATTCTTAAATGGTTCATCCAGTAACAGCACATTCCGAGTTTTTGGCCGTTGCATAGACCATGATGCAACCCTAAGCGCAAAACTAGCTACATCTACTGCACCACCTCCCGATGCTGATAAAGGATCTATCACCTGCTTTCCTCGTTGAAACATCAGATCACATTCAGTCTTACCCCTCCTTTGTACAAATTCTACCAACATACTGTATGGATCATCAAATACAGAATCAAGTGCCATCGAAACCGTATCTGCTATATGGTACTGCAACGATTGTTGTGTTTTTAATCCTACTTCCTTTACTACCGCTATCGCTTGTTCGTGCTTTCTTATTTCTCGGTGTGTTTCTGCTAATCCTTGTTTGGCAGTTTCTAGTGACTGTTCAAGCTGTTCTTTCTGCCCTTTCAATCGTTCAAGCTGGATTCGCAGTTTCCTGATTTCATTCTTCATCATTTGAATATGACTGTGCTATTTCTTCAAGAAGCGAATCCAGTTTAGAGGAAACAGTATCCAAGTTACTCTGGATTTTTGCAAGAGTTTTTTCCGCTTCTTCTAAATCCTTACAACCCCATTTTTCCGCTAGTTCTTTTAACATATAGTCTTTCTTGCCTTTTAATTCAGCTATTTTTGCTTTACCGTCTTCAATCTTCTTCTTTAGTGCAAATAGTTCCTTTTCTGTCAGTTTAGAGGAGCGAATTGCCATCTTTATCACATCCATTTATATAGTTTTGGTACCGCCTACAATGGTCCTTTTTAACACAAGTATGGAAGCATACTTGAGCCGCAACCATACATTCTCTTGCAGTACACCATAAGCATTCTGTTTCATGCAAAGCAGCCAATTCCTTGAATCGTTTCATTCTGTTTCTGCTCAATACTTTAGGTTTTTCCCCGAATATCCACTGTCGAATCATAGGAGGATTGATTGTGCCGTTTACGGTAACTTCAACAATTCCTTTAGATTTTTTTCGGAATTTACAAGTTTTCTTCTTAGTATACTTTTTCATAGCACTTCACCATCCATCGCTTTATGGATAAGTGATATAACTGATTTTCTTAGTTTATTGGTTGAAAGAAATTCCCTTAGATTGTCCTCGAATGACAACGACACATTCCAGTCCTCCTTCAGGCGTGATATAAATGCTTCCATCCGCATATCTCTTTCTGCCTTTATCTCAAGATGTTCCTTTGTAATCACATCTGTCTTTATTGGTAGATATTCTGCGGTTACACTATTTGTTTCAGCAAACCATAAATACACCCTAGGTTTGTGTTCCGCCTGATCCGCAGTTTGTCTTGTGATAGATCCAGGATTTACTAGCAATCTATCTTTATATTTTACCACAAAAGGTGTATGATTGTCACCTGTCAATATTAATTTATACTTGGAAAATTTTCTAAGTATTTGCTCCGCAGTAGGATCTGTACATCCTGGCCATGGTTTATTGCCTGTATATGTAAACTTGTGCCATACAGCAACATTTTCAAATGCACTACCTGCTAGTAGTTCTGAAATAGCTTCATTGGGTTTTTCTTCCCCCCAATGCCCATTTCTTAAAACTGTAATGTTTGTGCTGTACTTAAAGTATACATCCCAGACCGTTGTGCAAGTTCCATATTATGTTGTGGCAAATCATGATTCCCGTATACCGTTAAAAAAGCAGGACCATTTTTGAATTCAGAAAACTGGTTGAAAAATGATATTGATGCAGAGAGTAAATAGGGTGATGTTTTCCATGTATGGAATAAATCTCCAGCATGGATAACAGGGCAACCATACTTTCTTTGCAATTCCATAATGTAGTTCGCTTTTATCCATTGGGATTCCCAAAAATCATCAGTACGGCAGATTGGTTGTGTATCTCTCAAATGCCAATCTGCCGTAAGAATTGCCGTCGGTTTCATTTCTTACCTCCTTTTTTACTGCCACATAAAGGGCAAGTATCTGGAAATAGCGCATCAAACTCTTCCTGAAGTTTACTAGTTTCTTGCACTATATCATACAGATCCTCATCTGTTTCCTTTATGTTTGTGAAAAGAAGGTATATATCTTTTTTATTATCGTAAAGTGTTCTTAGGTTTTGAAACAATTCAATAGCGTTGTCTACTTGCGTTTCCTTAATAGGAAATGCTTCAAGTTTTTTTAATGCTTGTGATACTGCTTTTATTTCTGAAACAATGTCTGAAGCTCGAAGGAAAGCGTGTTCCAGTTGCGTTTTTTCTTCACGCAAAGTAAAATACTCCGTTACTTTTTTATCTATAGCAAAAAGAGGTTCAAATTCTTCCATTTGTAAATCAACCTCTTCTATAACATCAATAATCCTACTCAATTCCATTAGGTCTTTGTCAAGTTTCTCTATCCTATTTTGAAGTTTCTCCGCACGGATAATTTTCTTTTCCATTTCAGAAATATGATTAAACTTAATAAGGGAATTTTCATATTCCTCTATTTTGCTTTCGTATACCCGTACATCCTGATTTAATTGTCTTTGCCACGATGCGAGTGTTTTCATTGTAGCATCAATAATGTCTAGGTGTGCGATCCTATTAAAATGAGCCGCTACCTCACCTGCACTAGAATCAAGTAAAAAGGGTCGGTCAAACTGCTGTTGCAGATTTACCTCGTCAATATTAAGAATCCGCGCAACATCATCGGGAACATCTGTTTTGATAGCGGTCAGCTTGCTACCGTTTATTGTGTACCCATGCCCGTTATCATGTTTCCAACGGGTAATCTCATTATCAGGTACTTGAATAGTAACAGAAGTATCTCCGCCCCAGTCAGAACGAAAAGCATCTCCTAAGGGTCTATTCCAAATAACCCATCGTAATGCTCTTAGGATAGCAGTCTTGCCGGAGTCTGAAGGGCCAATGATAGCATTGACCCCGGCATCAAACTCGAATTGGCTTTTCGTATGTGACTGGAAATTTCTTAGCTCCACTCGCTCAATCATAATTATTTCCCTTTGTTTTTCTGCAAAAGCTGAAAGAATACTTTTGCATCCATAATTACGATAGGATCTTTTCTACTTTTTTTCGCAAACAGCAACCATTCTGTCCCTGGAATGACATTGGTTTGCGCTTGCTCTATCCAAGCTGGGATAGACCAATTTTCCTGAGCTTTACACTCAACAGAGTATGGAAATTCTTTCAGCACTTTTGCTTCCATACGCACATCTACACCGTTTTGACCCATGCCTCTAGATTCGATAGGGCAATCGTGGCCCCATTCATACCCAGTTAGATTCGATATTTGTTCACAAACCCATTTCTGTAGCCTGCGACCTTTATCCTTAGCAGATGCGACAGATATCCGTTTTTTCATATCAATACCCTGCGTTTCCTATTGGAATCGAATTGTGATTCAACTTCTTCCCATAGATCAATTACAGCATCTTCCAATTTCTTTTCAAGCCCGTCTTCTTCAATCATCCGAATAGATTCTTCTAATGATTTGCCTAGTTTCGTATCTCCAAGCGCATAAACAGTATTACCGCTCATCTTCTTCAGGTATTGCAGATTCTCTCGAATATTATCAATACCATAATCAAAGATTATAGTTAAAGGAGCAGAACGATACGGCTTCCATATAGAATTCTTGTATACCTCCACTTCTGTAGTTACACCAATTACTCGTTCTACTTCCTTTTTGTTGATAGTTTTTACAACCTTTATCTTCTTTGGATTACTGAATTTTAACCTAGTAGAAGCGTAAAATCCAATTGCGTATCCACCTGCGGCAGAAGTTTTTTCAGCATAAGGAGAAGAATCTCCTGAACTCCTTACCTGATTAGAACAGACCACAAGAAACTTCTTTTCCGTAATCACACGACAGGTTTTTCGTAGTTGTTCTGAAAATTCCTTTGCTCTTCGCATTCCCATCTTATCTCCGTCTTTACTTTCTAATTCAAGATTGGTAGAAAGAGCGGCTAGAGAATCCACAAATACTCCGTGCAAATTACCTTCAGGTTCTGGTTCCCATTTTCGTATCGGTTCAAATACTTCAGGGATCGTATCAGGATGATCAATTTCCATTTCTTCCACATCAAGATCGAACATCGTAGCAAATTGCCTATTCAACCTTGCTTCGGGATCACGAAAGAAAATAGAACCACCCTGCCTTTGTACTGCACCTGCTATCTGACATAACACAACTGTCTTACCACTGCCTGATGGGCCAAATGCTTCTACGAGCACTCCACCCGGCAACCCACCACCTCTTACCCTTCCACCTGATATAGCAAGGTCAAGCAACGTAGAACCCGTGGATACTTTGTGCGTAAAATCACCATCGTATTCCTTTTTCTTTGCAGGTGGTTCACTCATTCTTTGCTTTATCTGGGTAGTTAATTTACTTGGCGTCAGCTTTTTCTTTCTTACTACCATTCTCTATCTCCTCCATGCGTTTGATGATAGCTTCAATCTGGTCTACTGTAAGTTTCTTTTTATTCAGTAGACCACTGGCAGTAATCTTATACCGATCCATTGGTATATTATCAGCCTTAAGGAGTAAGAGCCGTTTTGCAATATCATTTACCATTGTGGGCGTTGAAGGAGCTTCTTTACTTAATTCTTTCTCTACTAAATCGCAGATAACATGCGATCTGGACAGACCTTTGTACACCGTATATAGGCTAAACTTGTCGGCAAGGGCAGGGGGAAGATACCCCCCTGCCATCTTGTTCCGATCAAGAAGAGCCTTAGGCTTTTTTTCTACAGGAGCAATCACTTCAGCCTTTTTCTTCTTAATCGTTTTCGCCATAATTAATCCTCCTTAGCATCTATACAATCGTCCCATTTCACACAATCATCACATTCATCATATTCTTCACAATCTTTTCCGAATACATGACCGTGCGGACACTTGTTCTTTCCAGCTTTCTTATTTACCTTTTCTTCTTTCTTTCCCTTTTTAGCAGGTTCTTCTTTCAGTTTCTTTCTACCAGTACCTCCACAGGGCTTGCATACGCCCCCTCTAGAATTCTTACCAGTGCCTTTGCAAGCCACACATTTTTCCTTTTCCGGAATATCTTCCTCTTCTTCCTCTTCTTCCTCTTCTACTTCATCATCATCGTCCGTATCCTCTTCATCTTCCGCTTCCTCATCTTCGTCATCCGTATCTTCATCTTCATCTTCGTCAGGGGCATCGTCTTCGTTCTCGTCATCCTCGTCAGAAGAACCATCAGCATCGTCCTCGTCATCCTCTTCGTCAGGATCAGCCTCTTTCTTTTTCTTGGATTTCATCATACTACGGACAGAAGTTCCATCTTCTTCTTCGTCATCCTCAGTTTCATACTCAAAAAATTTAGCTTCCAGCTCATTATACGTAAGCACCTGAAGAATCTCATCCAGATTAGGAACATCTTTCAGATCCTTTTCCTTATATGGCTTTTCACGTTCCTCAAAATCAATTCTGGAGGTAGCGGCGTACTTATTCTTACCAAACTGTTCCTCGCTGAAACGAATCTTGAGAGTAAGCCCTTCATCAGGATCAGGGAATACAGCATTCGTATCATCTTCTTCAAGTTCCTCATTCAGCTTATCCTGAAAAAGATACTGCGAAATATCCCAAATATGAGGTTTCTTTTCGTAATCCTTTGAATTCAGAGGCACCACTACGTACAGGTTCCGAAGAGAAGGCTTGAGTGCCTTCAGTTCATCGTCTTCCGCATCTCCATCTTTAACTCGCTTGGCTCGATGTTCGCAGATAGGACATTTCTTACCGAAAGTTGTGAGGCATACGAATGTTTCTTTGTTCGCTCCTATTCCACGATGTACTTTATACGGCTTCTTATACCACTGCTCTCCAACAGTAGCAATACCAAGATCCACATTCTTATCCATATGCTTTGGGTCTGTAACAGTATATGGAAGGATGTCGAGTGAAACTCTAGAACCCGGCTCCTCTTTGAATACCCGAATATTTTTAGGCAGATTCAGATATCCGTATTTAGAACCTTGTGCTTTCTGCTGTTTCACATTACCAGCAACCGCCGCCCTGAATTTGCTGTTACTGCCCTTTTTTCCAAGTTTAGCCATATTTACTTTTCCTCCTTGTGATTTATAATGTGAATTGGCCCTTCACAATCAGGATCCACACATTCTTTACAACCGATGGTTCGTCTTGCCTGCGTAATATGCTCACAATGCACACAACCCTCTTCAGGGTAGTTTCTGCACTGGAACCAAGGCATGTTTTATTCCTCCTCCTCTTCTTCTTCGTTCTCTCCTGCTTTCTTTTTGAGAAAATCATCAAATGCATTTAGCCATGCAGTCATTTGAAGCCTGCTGAAAAGATATACAAAGAATGGTACGATAAATGCACAAAGGACGCTGATAATAAGGATTTGGATAAATGACACTATGATTTCCTCGCTTTCTTTTTCTTCACCATAGAAGCGGCAACGGTTTCATTCACTTTCTCATTTTTCCGCGTCCTCTCTTCTGAAAGATTTCTAGGAATAGACGGCCCTGCAAAATACTGCATACCATGTAACTTGATTAACCCATCAAGTGCATCTTTTCTGGAAGCGATAGCATCGAATGCCGATTTAGCCATGCCGTACCTATACTGTGCTTCAACTACTTCCTCCGCGGCTTTCTTGTAAGAATCTTGCAGGATGATTGTATCTGCTACAAGATTCTCGGTTATCTTGCCTAAACCAAATGCATCAGGATCTGCTC